TATTTTTTATTTACCAGTTTCAGTTTCCAAATTGTTTTTCTTATAATCCTGCCATGAGTCGGCGAGCTGCCCCACCGAAGCGGAAGTGTAGAGGTCAAGTATATGAATCTCGTCATCGGCAAGCTCCACAAGCTCGTTCCGATAGATCTTCTCCGCAAGCACGTGCGCCGGAAGACCGGGCACGTTCCTGTAAATACCGTCAGCAATATCCTTACGGATATCCGCTATCACCATATCCTGTCTGTCTATCCCCGTGAACAGGGGAAATTTTGTAAAATCAACTTTCATAATATTCTTAATTAAATACTGTTATCCGCAATAAAACATAACCCAATAATTGCCCATACATTTAACGAATCCGGACGCATAATCCAGATCAATGGAGGACATCTCTTTTCCTCCGGGGGCAGGCAGGATGCGCCCGCCTGTCAGTCTTACCCCGCCGCTCATACGTTTGAAGTATATGGTATGTCCCGGAACATCCGGAGGAAGTGTCACTTCTATATTACCCGTATTAATAAACATCACATTGTCATCATTGTTATTCAGGGAAGTGCTGACGGATATGTTCCTCCAGTTCCCCACTATGCCATGAAGAGACACATAACTGTCATTGTTCGGATGAAGGAAAATGTTACCCCCCTCCACGAACAGAGGAATGCTCAGGGTCTTGATGTGCATCCCGATCATGGCATTCGGACTCTGTATGTCAATTCCGGCATCATACGATATCCCTTCGATTGTGACAAATTTCGTGTTCCCTCCGATTTTTACACGTGCAAATGTCCTTTCGTTATAAAACTCTATCTGTCCGGCAGACAGGTTGAAACCGACATGGGAATCCGTCCCCTCATAAAGAGTTTTTGAGGACAACATGCCGGAATCTATGGAAAACGGACCGATACGTCCGCTATCCGCCGTGATTTTTCCGCTGATGTCCACATTGACCGCCCTGATACCGTCCGCATCAATCATGGACGCCTTGATCTTCTCGGTCAGCAACAGCTTGGTGGCGATAAAAGTCCAGCTCTGTGCTACTTCCCAGTATTTTATTTTCCCCGAAGCCACATTCTGTTTGGGGGTTTCCGTCGAAACCGACGTATGCGAACGGATGCACAGGTACAGCAGGTTGTCATAAAGTACAATGTCGTAAAACTGCTGCCCTTGCTTGCCCTCCAGGTAAGACACAGACGCCCCCCATACACGCATACGCATGCGCGCTCCCTTATCTCCCTTGTCACCTTTTGGAGCAAAACTGACCTGTCCGGTTCTAGTCACCAACGGCATATCACCTCCTTATTCCTTGGTTGTGATGGTCCATGCCACGTTGCCTCCTGCCTGCTGGCACATGTCCCAAGTACACGTGCCGGAAGTGGCTGCTGTACCGGAAGTAGACGGGTTAAGGACTACTCCTGCACTGTCCATGAACACGAAATAGAAAGTCATGTCCTTGTACTTGGTGGTACTTCCACGCTTGACCAGAATGGGCTTATAGACCACCGTGTCACCACTTTCCCGGATGGTCTCGTCCTCGGGCGTGGGATTCAGGATCAAATCAAACGGATCGGACGCATCCATTACGGACTGCGTGTCCTGACCGATGAGCTTGCCGCCCTGGTACACCTCCACTCTGAACACACCTGTCGTGTCAACCATATCGTTGGTGACGGTCAATGTCTGTGTGGTCTTTCCGCTCAGCACGCTCCACGCACCGTTGACCTGGTTGTACCACTTGTACGCCAGTCCGGTAGTGATCTCGTCACTGCCCATGCGCGCTACGGCTTTCAGAATGCAGCTCTGCCCTTTGTCCCGAAGGGTAAAATACTTGTTGTCACCGGCAATGATCGTCACATGCTTTTGGTTTCCGACCCCCTTGGTGATGGGGATGCTATAGACGAACTGGACGGTGTCGCTGGTATTCCCTATCGTCACGGTAGCTTCACCCTTGATGGTACAAGAGGCCGCTCCGCTCGCCTTGACCAGATTCTTGACGATCTGCAATCCGTAGTAATCCGTCGTACCGGGCTGGTAAGGGATAAACTTGAAATGTCCCGTCTCACCGCCAAACGTGTTGGTGGAGACATTGCCCGAGAACTTGATCTCGACATCATTGAAATACCATTTCATGGAGGAAGGAACCACCAGCCCTTCCGCCACCCGCGAAGAGGTGAGAATGAAGGACAAGACGGGCTTGAGCGAAGCGAAATCCGGTGCGATGTTCGTCGGCGCGGACGCTTCGCCCATATACTCCTGATACAGATCTCCCTGGTTACACTGGATGGCAGGCATGTACACGCCGCCCTTTTGCGAAAATATGACCTGTCCGGTCGCGCTGGCCAAACTCATGACGCTCCTCCTTCCCCGGTCGTTTCCGTACTATCCGTGCCTTCGGAGCTTTCGGTGTTGTCCTCCCCCCAAGAGGCAGGTGTGAATACTTCGACGGGATGGTCCGTACCGTCTATCTCTTCTTTCGCCGCCTGCGGGGTCAGGCAGATGCCGCCCGCTTCCTTGGCCCTGTCAAATACCGTGTCGCCGGGGAAACGTGCCACGTCCGCCTGCCACAATAATACATTGCCATCCGCTGTCCTGTTGCGGATATCGGTCAGATGCAACCGGTCGGCAACCTCCTTCGTTACTTTAATGTAAAATGCCATAATTCTATTGTTTTTAATGTTATCCAAATTTTCTTACTACTACCGCCTTGCCCCCCTGTGTGAGCACCTTGCCGCCTTGTGTCAGCGCCACGTAAGGGCCTCTGTCCTCCACCTCCAGCTTTAACATCATGCCGTTGCTGAAAGGTATCCTGGGAGAGTATCCGTCGGCAACCTTGGCATATCCGGCATCTCCGCTCTTCTTGACGTACCAGTGACAGTTAAACATGGCGGATGGATTCGGGATAACCCCCATGGTATCCCGAATGACGGGTCTGGGAAAGATGGCGTAAGTCCCATCCGGAACACCCGTAGGTACGCCCTCCCAGTCGGCTTCAATCTTCGGAATCCTGCGGCGTATCACCGTAGAGACTGCCGGGTCCGATGTGCCCGGGGTTGATGCCGGAGACCCGGAAGCCGCATAGGTGGCCTTGCAGACAATCGTGATGTCATCACCTATATAATTGCGGTCAATCTTATATACATTCTTGTTCAGTGATACAAACTCCCAGTCGTTGTCACCCGCTCCTGTGGTTATCGCCTCCAGCGCTCCCGTAGACAACAGACGGTACCAGAAGAACTTGCATTTGCCCGTAGCCGTCACGTCCGTGTCGCCTACCATCAGTTTAGCCGTGATGGTCTGTGCGATGATGTCACGCACCGGGTTCCAGTCCAGCGTGGACGGGCTGTCTATCGTCAATACGGGGATCGCATCCGTACCGTCAACCGCGCGGACAAGACGGCTCATCTGAAAAGTAAACAGCTGTCCGGTACGTGTGTCGGCATATTCCGCGTAAAACTCCAGCGTGACGGGTTTTAGGACGGTGACATTTTTTTTCATTGTGATCTGTCCCTTGCTGTCACCGGACTCCGTAATGCTGTAGCCTGTGTTTGTCGATGTGATAAGTGTGCGTGTGGTTCCGATGCGCTCGTACCACTTCATGTTGGTCAGCCTGGAGTTGACCGCCCCGATTTTAGTCACCGCTTCCGGGTCGGTGGCGTTGCACCGCGGAAACAGGACCAGCGGTGTCAGCGTATAGTCCGGAGTGTATTCAGCTTTGTCAGCCTGGTAGACCTGCATGTCCGGCACGCTGCCCACCACCTCGATGTTACAACTGGTTTGTAACAGCCGGTAGTTGATTTCTATTTTTCGTTGCTTTGTTGCCATTGTATAAAACCATTTTAAAATGTTACAAAATTCTCCGCCACTTCAAACTGCTGCCCGTCACGCAATAACGCCTGTGCTTTAAACGTACACACCCGCATGTTGGTATAATTCGGTCCGAGATCATCTATCGTCAGAGGAAGATTTTTCCCGGCGTCGGCACGCTTCACCGCCCATGCGTTATCTTCTGATACATTCCCGGTATCACGCGTCCAGCTCACATCAGCGTCAAGTATATGATCTGTCACGTCACGGTTGTACAGCTTGCCGGTAATATATAGCGTTGTGGAAAAAGTCTCGATATCAAAATACCACCCCTTTGTGCTGCCGATCTCTATCGTAAATTCCGGGTTCCCTTCCAGCATCGCCCATCCGGCCGCCGCATATTGCGGTTCGTCGGCTGTTCCCGTCATCAGGCACTTCCATTTGCAGCCGTAGTGCCAAACCGTGTCCGCCCGCTCCTGCGTATTGGTGTAAGGATTGTCAGAGGACGCGACTTCGGCCGACCAAAAGCCACGGTCCACCAGTTCCTGTACGGGCAGTCCCTGCCAGTCCACCCGGTAAAGTTCACCGAAGATGCCGGCACGGGCGAATATGTACGAGTGCTTATAGTTGACGGGGAGATTGTCGAACAAATCCAAATTGGGCAAACGCCCCAATATCATGTAATAGTTGTTCTGTTCCAAGACAGGCTTCGTTACTCCTTCCAGCCAGACAAGACATTTATCCGTGGTGGCGGACAAATACCAGTAGCTTTGCCTGTCCTCATTGAAGGCGTTTCCTCTTCTGGTAATGATCGTCAACTCTGTGGGAGGATAGTTTTTACCGCCCGGCACCTCACTGTCCGGGTATGATAACACCGAGATGGAGTTGGCCGGGACATTCTTGGACAGCACGCGCATCCACGAGGCGTAATACTCCCCCGTAGAAAAGAGGTTGTTTACAATCCCGTACACTATATCACCCTCCTGGAATGCGGTGAAGTCATTCTCCCAGCGCTTGCGCAATTTCAGGGTATAAGTTCCGTCGCTCTCTAAAGCCACGGACTCAATGACTCCGTTCTCGGAATATGAGGTGTCGCCTTCCTGTGCGTTCAGGCGGTTATAGATGATTTCCTTGAACACTGCGGAGCCGCGTACTTCAAGACGCTCGAACTGACCGCGCCCGTCAGGATAGATACCGGCACCTTTACCGGCAATCATGGAGTCGATGAACTTGCCGAACTTCAATAAGAAATTTGTTCCGTCCGCTTGATCCTTACGAAGGAACATTACTAAGGAGCGCAATGCGGAATACACGTTATGGTCTGTCGCAGGGGTGGAGTCGTGGCTTCCGATCACATACACACCGCTACCACCACCGCCCGTATAGGTCTGTCCCTTCAGGGTAAGGCTCTCAACCTTTTCCTCCAACTCCCCAATACGGGAATAGGCGGCGGTTTCCCCGACAGTATATATAGGGGAATCATAAGCTAAATCAAGATTGAATTCAAATCCGATAATCCTTGATTGTCTTCCGTTTTCAAAATAAGCCTTGTTGATAAGGTTGACCTTTTGACCGATGCTGTAGAGGTTGTGAACGCCATCCTCACGGTATGCGTCATTTGACATCATCGTGCAGCCATAGGTACTCGGGTCTATCTTGGATTTGGCAGCGTACTTTTCAGTCTTTTCCTTCAACTCCTGCTCGGCGGCACCCACAAGCCCCAGTTCGGTTATTTTCGTGCTGTCCCAGCCGGAAAGCACATATTCATCTCCATCCTGGGGAAAGAGCACATCACCGGGAAGCGGTCTGCCATAGTCCTCATTCCTGACTATCTCCCAAAGCTGTGCCTCAGGGTTCCATCCGCCATCCTCCAATTTCTCCGGCTTTCCCTCAGGATTGAACTTCACGGCGAACTCCAAACCGTTGAGAAGCCCGGACGCGAAACGTATCCTCAGCTCCTGACCGGGGAGGATATATTTCTCGGAAAAGTTAACACCCGTGTCCCTAAAGCGGTAGGCATTCCATTTTTCCTCGGTGGTTGTGCCGTCCTCATTCTCCACCTTGTCCGTCACTTCGATAGTGGTGACATCCGACATGATGCCCGTTCTTCGGGGATAGACTTCATCGAAGATAACCACCTGCTCGACGGCTTCCTCGGTAGTCATATCAGGATAAGCGTCAATGTAAGGAGTGCCTTCGGGCAACATTAAGCGTTTTTGCACCACGCCGTTCACAACCACAGTCTCGTCAACCGGACGGTAGTCAGATGGGATATTCTTTGTTGAACCAAAAGCGTAGATACGGGTGGCATAAGTGGACCGGGATTCTGACTGTGACATTTCCTGCACGTTTTTCCCGATTTCGAAATCCACCGCATCGCCAGACTCACAACGTCCGAAATGGATGATGTTTTCAGTCACCCAACATTCGCAATCCCATTTCTTCGCCATCTCAAAACAAGCGTCAAGGATGTTGATGTTATCGTAACTCATCAACTGGGACTTGTTTTCGACTGTGGAATCAATGGAGAAAACAAAATCCTGTCCTTTGTATGTGTAACCAAGAGCTTTCAAATTTCTAAGGACTATACCGGCTTGTACGTCAAGCGGGGCGGTCAGGTTCCAGGACGCCTCCTGTCCGGCCGTCTCCGGGGTATATTTGAAGATTTTGTTTTTCCATTTCCAGTAGTAGGCGTCAAGTCTTAATTCGTAATCGTAGCCGGCGGTATTGGTGTTGAATGCGGGCTTCTGCAAGTCGCACACCTCGAACAATCCGAAGTTACATTCCACGTATGAGCCAAGTTTGAAATATATGGGATTCTCTAAGGAGAACTTTAACATGATGTAGTCCTCCTTCATCAGAGTGAACTTACGCTTGCAGCCTTCATTGATCAAAGTTGTAAGCAGGATAGCACCGGATATGTCTTTGATGTCGATTTGTTCCATGTCTTCAAAGTTCGGGGATAAAAAAAAGAGTGCCCAATTTTGAGCACTCACATACACGACAATAAAACCAATGTCGTGAATTAGCTTCTGTTTGCCGGGTTATTTCCTTTTATTCCGCACGTACAATAAAGTTTTGTCTTTCGTTTTGAAAAAATCATGAATTGCTTTCTGTGTCATTTCCTCACCGAACCTGTTATAGAATAACCTTACGGTACAATTCCCCACGCCTATTATTTTAGCCCATCCTGAAACAGAGCAACACTTGCCATCAACAGAAATAAAAACCGTACGCCTTTGTTTTCTTGTATTTTCAGAAAATGATAGCCACTGGCAATTTTCGGGCGAATATCCTTTATTGTTATCTATTCTATCAATGGTTAAATTTTCATTATACCCATTGTTTATAGCCCAGTCATAAAAACTTTGAAAATCGTTTTTCCACTCGTTGCACACTTCAATTCCTCTTTCTCCATACGATGAATAATGGTCGTTCGTATGCCTGTAACATCTACCCTTCATAGCACACCATATATTATATAGTCTTGTATAGGTTTTGCCATGAGTAAAATTTGCCTTTTTCATTTTTTCAGAGTTTTTCTTTCTTCGCACACAGCCACAACTTTTAGTATTTCCAGATAGTAAAGAATTAGATGTAGGATAGCATTTATTTCCACATTCGCAAAGACATTCCCATATAAGTGATTTATGCTTGTTTCTTCCTACAACCTTTATAGCTGTTAACTTTCCGAATACTTTATTAGTTAGGTCTTTAGCCAAAAGGCTTCTATTGTAACATCCACAGCTTGTTGTATTTCCGCTATTTAAAGAACCAGTAGTAGCAATCACAGTATTTCCACATTCGCATTTACATAGCCACTGTACCTGCTTTTTCTTGTATCTACCGTATTCTGAAATCACAGTTAACCGTCCAAATTTCTGACCAATTAAATTCTTTTTCATAATCATTGATTTTAAAGTGAATAATAAAGGCAGTCTTTATGTCGTGCGAAGGCTACCTTTGTACAATGGTGTATGGTTAGTTTTTAAATATCAGCTTATACAAGCCCGAAGTCGGTGACGAGAACATTGGTGCACGCCCGGCTATTACCATCCGTTTGCGTTCTTCTGGAAATACGTCTTTCAGCTTCTCTATTTTATTTTTCAAACGACACTCAGTTGACATACAACCGCTTGCCTCTTCAAGCATAAAGTCGTTAATCACTTTTATTAATCCCTGTACATAAAGGTTATTCATGTCAATTACTAATTCTTCTGTTTTCATATTCGTTATATTTATGTGTTTATACTTAATTTCGTTTACCACTGTTATTATGCGATTTTAACAAGGTTGCATTTCTTGAAACAACGCCATTCTTCTTTTTCAGTGTCAAAGTACACCTGGCAATTATCAGCCGTTTTCTTTGTACCTTTTGTTTCGGGTACTCTGTTTTCCAAGAGAGTGCCAAAGGCTTGACGTAGCGTACCGTCTGTCTTTTTGAAGTAAAACTCTACTATCTTCACTTTCAAAGCCGCTTTCAGTTTTAAATTAGCCCATGCGCATTTCAATGCCTCACTCATTGAATAACCGTTCTTGCGAACAAAAGACCATGCCATTTGCATTACTTCTTTCATCTGACTTCTAAATTTTGTGCTCATACTCTTATATGTTATGTGTTAATACTCTTATCACTTTGATTTGACGTTGCAAATATAAGCGATAACTTTAATTAATCAAAGTAAAATCAAAGCAAAAACTTTATTTTAACCATATTTAATCAAAGCGATAACTTTAATTATAAAGAATACAGTAACTTTGTATTAAATTTAAAAATCAAAGCTATGGGTTTGAATATTAAGAAAGCGATTAAAGAACATGGGTTAGAAGTCCGAGAAGTTGCCAAAAGAATGAATATCACTCCGACCGGGTTGTCTCAGCATATAAATGGTAATCCATCAATAGAAGTGTTGGAGCGTATTGCAAGTGCTATTGAGTGTGATATTTCTGAATTATTTGAGCAACCAAAGAAAGACAGTCTCTCCCTTACTTGTCCCCATTGTGGAAAGAACATAAACGTAAAAGTAGAATAAACTAAATAGGGTGTGTTATCCACACCCTATCATCTACTTTCGCCCTTCCGGGCTCGGATTTGGCTCGTTAAACTTGGCTGAAATTTTTCCGAAAGTTCGGTCTAAACTCTGTGCGTAAGTGACACTCTTGCCAGTATAAATAAGATGGTAAACCTCGCTACTATTAGCAGGAATCTGAATATCAACCACACCTTTATACAGCTCATCAAAGAAAGCTTTCTTCTTTGCTTGATAATCAGACTGAGAATTACCCTCGATAGTGAACGAAAGAGTTATTTCCC